CGACGCACAGCATTAGCAACTGATTTACGATCATCATCAGTTGCCCACTGAACTAACTTCGTGTATTCAATATTCTCTGAAACGAATACACAGGTTAAAACAGCCTTATCAAACTGCTGCGCGCTGCCGCGACCAAGGTCACCACCATTAGGATCAAAATACTGGAATCTGCCACCAGGCCGAATTTCCAGCGGAATACGCATCTGTCTGTTTGAGATTTTTTCAACGTCACGCTTCTGAATCGTTGAATAAAACTTATCATCGCGCTCAAACAACACTCGAATCTTCGGAATAACACGCTCAAGCTCTAATGCTTGAACCTGTGCTTCAGTTAATGCCATGTATAAACTCCTAATCCATCATTAAAAAGTCACGTGTTGACATGCCTTTCGGCACTTTATTTTTGTCTGACGTTGTGTTCTTTGTTTTATCAGACCGTTCCATTTCGATGTGTCCGCGCTTTGGCTCTTTATTACTCTTGTTTAAGCCTTTAAGCGCCTCATTTCGTGTTTTAGCAATAACTTGTGGTAATACAGTCTTTGCCTTGCTCAAGTATGCGCTTCTAATTCTTTGAACCGCATCTCTGTTGAAATTCGATTCAAAAGCGCGCTTCCATAGATTGTCTAATTGCCGTCTAAATGTTGGATCATTAGCAATTAGTTTATCCGTAGCTTCTAATGCTTCTCTAACAGCATTCTTACGCACATAATCAGTCATACTTCCTTTCGGATCGATATGCTGATTGATAGTTGATTTGAGAGTATTATTAATTCGTGTATCTAAATCTTCCTTAGTAACCGTAAAACGTTCAGTAGTAAATTGTGCTCTTTCCTTCTGAACTTGGTTTTCAGCTTCAGGATTATCATTACTTAATCTCTTGGGCGCTTCAAATTCGCTAGTACCAAATGCGAACTGATTTAGTAGTAATGCAGCCTGTCCAAGCGCCTCATTACCACTTCTGCGCGCTTCCTGAGCCATAACCATGATAGTCTGACGTGTTACATTCGAGATAACATTATCATAAGCACCCTTATCAACTTTGGCAAGTGTAGGTAGATAATTATCGACAATTTTACTAAACGCCTTGCCATCCGCGTTTTTAATAGATGCTAATAGACGCCCAGTATCGCCACTAATTAGATTCTGTTCAAAGCTGTCCAGTACTTTAGCCTTTTCAATAACTTCCTTCGCATCGTCAATCGTAGGAAGTAATTCTTTATAAGCTTGATCAGCATAATATGCCGTTTCTAAGTATGGAAAATCCTTAAAAATATTCGGATACTTTGCTAAAATTTTCTTCTTGCTAACTGGAACTATTAATTCTACTGGTTCTTCATTCTCATCTTCGTCTTTTAGTTCTACTTCTTCTTTTTCTTCTTCGTCGTCGTCTTTATCTTCTTTATCATCTAGCTCTAATACATCAGCAGTATCAGTTTCTTCTTCTGCTGTTTCTAGAGCCTTTTCAATATCATCTACTTTTAAATCATCAGCCGTGATCTTTCCCGAACCTGAATCTCCACCTAAAGTATCTGCTGCATACTGAATCATGTGCTTAAGAATCATTGCGGTGCTCCCTGTTGTGGTGTTTGTTGCTGTTGTGGTGCTTGTGATGCTCCTTGTGGCGGAGCCGGCATCATACCCGGTGGCGGTTGCATAGCCATCAAATGCTGTTTCATATGCAACAGTACATTCTTATAGCCGTTCTGATTTTCTACTTTTGCAAGGCGTCCTGCCTCACTAACTAGCCAATGTCTGCAAATCTGTGCTTCAATAGCATGATTATCTACATCAGGATCTATTGGTACTGATGGTTCCTCTTGTGGTGGTTGTGGAGGCATCATCATTGGTCCATTTGGACCCATCATTGGCGGCATTGGGGGCGCTGGCTGCATAATAGGCTCAGAATTTACCAGTTGGAGTATTTCTTCATACTGTTTTTGCCTATCATCCTCACCAGGAACTACTATTTCCTCAAGTCCGAGAGCTTCTTTAAGAATATCTATGTTGTTTGGGTCCATTAACATCTGCATAACTGCTGGATTAGGATGCTGTAAGAACTGCATCAGAATTCCATTACGCTGACCCCATGTTAATGGCAGATTTTCAGTAGCTTCTAGCTCAATATTGCCGATTTTACCTTGTAATTCAGCTTTTCTGATGAAAACGTTGTAAAATTCACCTTTATCATTCTTATCTACGAACTTTTCATCAGCATTCATCTCTTTAATGAAAGAATTGATAGCTTTTCCGTTGGAATTCTTCCACCAAACTAATAAAGTCTTCCAAATATTCTGTAATCGTTGTAATGCTTGCGCGCGACTCATGCTGTATTCTGATGCTGTATCACTTCCATTTAGCTGACCACCAAATAATGAGGGCAGAGCACCTGATACAAACTGACCAAATTCCTGAATTTTCTGTCCAAATGGCATTACTTCGCCACTTAGCGTAGCAGTTCTTGTCTCAAAGAATCCATCAGCAACTTTCTGACCAGTACGCGGTGGTTTCGTGGGAATAATCATACCAGGCGCGACTTCTTGCTGCTTATACTGATCAAAATTCAATATAGCAGGGTCCGCGAAGGTCTGACTAATTCCATGCTCCATTGTCTGAAGTGTTAGAGAGATAATTTCATTCGTAATATCCTGAATATTAACTAATAGCATCCCCAGAGGATCATGATGAATGAAATCCGATAGAGGATCTTGTCGGATAGTCCAACAATCATCTAATTTCTCATTCTCGGACTCCGCGTAGATTTCATTAGCAAATACAACCTTCGCGCCATCCGGAAAATGCTTCTTTAGAAACTTTTCATCATCCTCGCTCAATATCTTGAATGCCCACGGTCTTAACCAACACTGACGCAGAGTAACAACATTAAGAGGATATTCACCATTATACTGCGGATTTAGTCTACCCCATCGCTCATAAGGATCATACATACCACCCGCACTTGTTTTAAGCGCAAATGAATCCTTATCAAGATGATCGTACATCTTTAAAACTTGAGAATAGTGTAATTCCTGAGCAAAAATCAAATATGGACAATCTTCTTGTTTCTGAGCATAAACTGGAACTTTAATGAAAAGTCCGCCATATGCTTCCATACACTGACGAGTTTTAGGCTTCTGAGTTACTCCAATGAGTCTAGGAATAATTAAAGTAGTCTGTTGTAATGCTGGATCTAATTTAACTGCACATTGAGGACAAGTAATCTCATGCTGATTTAAAATGAGGTCATGAAGTGCAACATCATCATCATCTGGCATGTACTCATCTTTTTCCTCATCTGTAAATTCTTCAGCCTGTTCTTCTGTTACTTGCGGAGCATTAGGATCTTGTGGTGCAGCATTAGGATCAGGAAATAAACTAGAATTAAGCTGTACACCACATTCAGGACAAATATGTGATGTTACTTCCTCATCCTCATAATCCTTGTTCTCATACGTTCCTAATTCTTCATCAGGCTTAGGATATGTATAACACGCTACCATTCCCTCAGTACACCAAATATAAAGCGCGTGTAGCCATAATAAGCTTAAATCATTATGTTTCCCGAGTAATTTACCAATACGCGTAGCTGCACGAGCAGTACTTCTGTCTAATGGATTTTCTGCGTCATCAGGATAACACACCACACCAGGAACAGTGACAGAAAGAGCAGCGATAATAGTTTCCAAAAGAGCGCGGAAGACATTGACGGGCTTATCATAGAAACTCTGGTCAGAACTAGATTCAGCCTGAAGCTGATCATCATAAACTTTCCAATCATGAGCAACTTCGTTCCACCAAACGCGCTGGAAACCTTCCCAATAGAGTTTTAAACGCCGCCATGTTCTAATTTGGCGCTCACGTACACTACGATCCTCTTTATCAAAATGATCAACTACTCGCGTGAGCAATTGTCTAATCTTTTCTTCAGTTTCTTTATTAATTTTGTCGGCCACTTAGTTACCTTTAGCAAACATAGACTTCTTCTTTTTAGGTGTTTTCTTTAGAAATTCTTCTGCTACGGCTTTGCTCGGTCCTGCACCTCGAAGTCCACCATGTGCAGCAGCTTCCATTAATCGAAATTGTTTAGCACTTTTAACAGGCATATTTTTATACTAGTACATTAATCGCTGATTCATTGGGTGACTAGTTGGTTGTCCAAAAGTATTAGCATATGCACTTGGGGCTGTTCCCTGTAATCCTGTTAGTCCAACACCACCATTTGCTGGTGCTGTGTTAAATCCACCTTGATTAGGATTTTCTACACCCCATCCTCCACCACGAATAGGATTAGTACCAAATCCACCACCAGCAATAGGACCAGGGCCATTTGGACCCCAATCTACAAATGGACCACTACCATTATATCCACTATAACCGCCACCATATTGCGGAGTTTGGTGTTGTCTCATCTCATGCTGTCTACGCCACGCATTAGGATCATTCTGCATTCCCTGACTTGGCATAGTGCCTTGATTACCACCTTGTGAACCATCAGAACCCCACGCATCAGAATAACCACCCGGACTTGCCTGCATTATCCAATGATTAGTAGAATCGAATACTTTATGCAATTCACCATCAATGTATAAACTATCCATCCTACCATACTGATCAATTCCACCAGGCTGTACATTATGACCCTGCTGTTTCAAATTATCAGCTAGTTTCATTAGCTGTGAATGGTCATGTAAATCTGGTGTACCTAATCCTTGAAATGCCTGCTGAGTATTAATTGGTGTTTGTGGACCTTGGCCCTGACCATTATAACCACCCATACCAGTAGGACTTGGAGTAGACCAATTATCACTTGAATTTTGGCTACTCTGAGTATCTCCCCAATATCTTTTAGTTGGATCAGTCGGCCCTGTACCTTGTAATCCCTGCTGAGGCTGCGGAACCATTGGCTGTACAAAGGTGTTATAATAACTTGGCTGTAATGGCTGATTAGGACTACCATTATAGTTATACTGACCAGAAATAGTTGTACCAACAGGCTGTTGCTGTTGTCCTGGGTATGGTTTTTGACCAGTACCGCTAGAAGCCTGAAAACTATTAGGAGGAACAAACCAAGCCATATTAATTATCCTCGCGGTGTAGGCTTGCTATTATCTGTAAACTGTTGTGGTCTGCTATTAGCAAAAGGATCAGTTAATCGCTGTCCCTGCTGAGAACCACCAGTTGCACCTGGAAGTCCACTAAATAAACCAGCACCACTTACAGGAGTACCAAAATTATATCTAGTATTTGATGGACCACCCATACCATTATAGCCACCAAATCTATCTTGACTACCAAAGCCACCACCAGAATTACCACTTACCATTCCCAGAATTAATTGCAATAACTGTGGACTTGGCCCTGTTCCGCTTTGTCCAGAATAACCGTAGGAACCACCATAGTTAGGACTATTTCCGGCAGAACCACCTGCCCAGTTATTACCATTACCATAATTACCTTCACGAATACCCATTCCATAACTAGGAGGCATTCCAGCCTGACCTAAACTTGTTTCTGGTGTTGCCGATTCTGATTTAGCCATTATTTTCTCCAACTAACTTTTCTTCAGCTAACTTCATAACTTCTTCTTCTAAGTCATCTACTTTAGTATTTACTTTCTGATCTCTTAAGATTTTAGCTTCTGCTCTTGATTCAGCTTCTAACATTTGCTTCTTAATATGCCACGGAACTATCTTAGGTTGAATTGGTTTGTAATCTTCAACTGGTGTTGCTTCTATCTTAGCCGGATTAGTTAGCTCGATTAATTGTTCTAGTAATTTAGCTTTTTCAGTATTAGAAATAAATAGCTGTTCTTTTAAAACTTCACAAGTTTCACACAACCTATGATGCTCACGACGTTCAATCCAAGCCTCAAACTGTAGCTTTAGCCATTCTTTCATTTGTTTGCTCTATCTGTGAAATCGACGTATTGGCTGAGGACCAGATTTAATAGCCTCAATCTGGCGCGCATACATATACATCATGTGCATATCTTGAGTTGTTTCGTACTGTTGCTTTAGCTTGTCTCTTTGTTTGATTACACTATATTCATCTCGCGCTTCATCAAAGAATCTGTCCGCGGTATCCACCATATATCGGATACCATCATACGCATCATCACCATCAAATTCTTCTACGTCCTCAACATCATTCTTATCGTGAATACAGGCTTTAATAGCATTAATTAGAAATGGACATTCATTCTTGAATATCTGAAGTTTAGGTAATACTTCTTCATCAGCTGGTTGAAATGACTTTATATAAGATTCATACTCAGCTTGGTCTCTATTTCTTAAAAGCCAATTCGCAAACGTGTCATCGTATTCTTTTTCTTCTAAGTTTAACTGAGCGCGCTTTGGATCGAAACGCAGATATTCATGAAGTAATTGTTTACCAGCTACTCGCGAACCTTTATTATTTGAACTAAGTTCAATCTGAACACCTAATGCTTCATTAATTTGCTGTTCGATCGTATGCTCTTGGCCGCGGTTTTGCCGTGCTGATCTACAGAATTTAACAACTCTTGGATGTTCCTTCTCAATATGTTCTCGCACAAATGGTGCCCATTGTTCAATCTTTGTGCGTTTCCATACTTGTTCGCGATAAACATACAACCTTTTGTCAGGAGAAATCGCTCCATAACCAATCCATGTATAATGCTCAAAACCCCAATCGCCTACCACGATACGGGGCCACCATTCAGGAATATCAAATGCGTCAATACAATGCAGAGCATTATCAGGTTCACTTGGAATGTGCAATTCACGAAATTCATTAAATACCTGCCCTAAATACGCGTCGAAGCTTCCATGTAACTTTGCATTCTTTTCAGCTTCAGGGAGGGCTTCAAGGGAATTTTTATAATCTGGATCGATATGCTCTTTGTTATCTGCCTGAGTCGCGAAGATAAAGATTCGTTTCCTACCACCCTTACCAATAATAATCTTACCACCGCGTCTATCAGGGTCCACAAAACGATTCTTAACCCAAGTATGACCCACACCACCGGGCATACCGCTAGCACGCGTAATCGCGGGTAAATTTTTATCACTCGTGCGGACTCTGGTTAGCGCAATGTATAAGAAGATATATTCAGTTAACGAAGTCAACTCATCAGGTGTAAATAAATTAATTTCCATCGAGTCATATTGATGAACATCATCATCATGTTCACAATGACCGAATCTAATAGTTGCACCTGATTCAAATGTCCAAAGTTTCTTTTGCTGGTGATAAACTCCGCCGAACTTGGGATAGATTAACTTGGAACGCGGTTCAACTTCATTTTCAATTTCTGGGAAAGTTCTTCTTAAAAAGAGCTGCTTAAATGATGGAAACTTATAAAACTGTCTAGCAATAGGAAGCATTAGCAATAGCTCAGTTTTACCTGAACCCGCTCCACCGCCATAAAACGCTTCCTTAATAGAATCCGGAAGCACAAGAATCTTCTCTTGTTTTATATTCGGACGCCATACGCCTTGATCGTCGAAGGGCATTAGTACGCCTTACAAATAGCGATACAAGTGGTAACGCCCGTGCACCGAATATATGGTGCAATCAAAGTCATACCAGTTGTAGATGCTGTAACAGCAACATAGGTAGAATTATCTAGACTCTGTTCAATAACCGCGCTAGATAGAAATGCTACAGCACGCGCGGGTGCATTATAGATAGCATTCTGTGTTAATGCCATCTCCACGCCGATAACCATTACCGATGTAGGCGCAGTCATTAGTCTTTCTCCATCATCTTACCAAATAGCATCTTCTTCTTTTTCTTTTTCATTGGCATTAATTTACTTGGAGATTTAGCTACAGCATCAGCTATAATCTTCATTCCGGGCTTTAATGATTTTAGCATCGTCTCCTCTTATTTATCGTGCGGACGGAAGTGGAATATCTGCGATGTTAAATACTCGCATCAAATAAAGAATTACACAAACTGCGACGATAACATAAATTCCAACCTTGAAAGGCTGTGGCATTGGAATCCAATTCTGAATTGCCCACACGATAAATCCAATAATTGCTAATGTGAGAATCAAACTAATCATCTACATCACTCCTAAATATCTTATCGCTAGTTCTAGTTCTGGTGTTGGAACCACGATCATCTGGAATAAGTCTACCACCTACAAAGGCTGTAACAGTGGCTGAAAAATGAAGTAACATGTTACCAATAAAACCTGTTGAAACAACCTCACCAAGTTTCATCAATTGAATTATATCAGCTCCAATCAATCCAGCCATCATTCCAATGCCTGCTAATCCTACAATCCATCCGGTGGTTTTCATTTAATATCTGATATATACGAAGTATTCTTCGCTATCATTAACAAATCTACTATAGATTCTTAGAAAATCACCAGGAGGATGATTTCTGTAATCACCTTCTTGACATCTTAGGTCTACGGACTTTGCGCCATCTGCATGTGCCTTAGCGCAGTCTAATTCAATTCCACTAAATAGTTCTGATACTTTGCCAGAAACAGAATGAAAACATGAACCAGCACATAATAAGGCTGAAGCAGCAGACGCATCATAATAATGAATTACTGAATCATCAACATCCGGACAACGAGTAGATTCATCAGTAATAGATGGTCCGCCCCATACTTCCATCGCGCCATGACCATTCTTACGCTGCCATTCAAATGCACCATTGAAGTGCATAGTAGCGTAATCCCACATTGGCTCATAAGTACCAGACTCACCACCACTACTTTTATTACACTGAAAGCCCGGAAATGGTTGAGGATTCCAATCTGGTACTTGATTAACTGGATTATTTATTTCATTACCATACTGTAAGAATACATTCTTTTCCAGCTGCACAGCCTGACAAAGATTAAACCAGTGATTCTGCTGATAACCTTCAGGATAAGGACCAGTGTATGCAACTAGTTCAATGTATAATCCATAGCTCGCAAGTAATCTGCAAAACGCGGGAAGCATTGCATAGAAGTTAGGATGCTGTGATAGCTGACAATCACCAATTAGTGGAACAGTATAAAGTGTAAATACTCGAACAAAATTAAATCCTAGTTCTGCTCGCTGAGAAAGGACTGGCTGAATATTCTCGCCATCTAAAAACCTACCATATAGATTAAAGTCCGTAGCCATGATAACTGTAAATGGCGTACCATCTTCTAATCTATAGAACTGTCGATATGGTACTAGCTTCTGTATCTTGACCCCACCACCAATGGAGTCCATCATCATTACGCGAGTAAGACTACCCAACGTTATGCACCAATATCTTACAGGCTGGTAGATCAGGTCTATCAGTTGGATTAACTAATGTACTACCTTCGCGCACCCACCAGAAGAAACCATTTTCTTCACTTAATACATCTACAATAGTATGTGTACCATTCCAACCTAGAATTGTAGCCTGCTGTCCTCGTGGATAATAAACAATTAGTCTATTAGGATTCTTAATACCAGGAACAACTTGATCAGGACTAATTGCTTCTTCTGCTTGTATCATCTTGTTTACCTAAAAGAAATACGCATCTAAGTTTTCACTAGTATCCGCAGCTACATAAAAGGTACCTGGAGTTGTGGTAAGTGCTAAAAGTGTAGGTTGTGTAGTTGATAAAGCATAACCAGTATCAGTAGTTGTACCTTTTAAAGTTTTAGTCGCGGCCGCACCACTAATAGGAACTAATAATGCATAAGCTGCATTAGTAGGTGGAGTTAAGATAGTATTACCATTAGTTAGTGCTATAATCACATGAGTTGCAGGTGAATCAGTATTAGATACAAACGTCGGTACAATATTAAGTGGATCAAGTCCGCCACCTGTAACTTGTACGTTGAGATAAACTAATGCTGTTCTACTCATGATTTTACAAATCCAGTCCAATTAGTTGGATCAGATGTAGGAGCAAAACGATACAAGCTAGTATTAGGACTAACCTGATGCTGAAATGTTCCAGTTAATGTTTCCCAAACTGGAGTAGGAGGAATAACACCACCAACATTAACAGTAACAACTAATAATCCTGTAGCCTGTTCATTAGCTATGAAACCATTACCACCATTACCGGAATCCTGCTGCCAGAGTGATGCAACTTTATGAATACCTTGACCAAGAACAACAGGATCAAATGGTGATAATAATTGAACACCAATAGTTCCCTGCGCAAATTTCTGTTCAATTAAAATTCCTTCATTACCATGATGAAGATCCATATCCTTACGAGTCATTCCAGCACCATCTGGCATATTTGATACAGCATAGCCATACAGTAATGGAAATACTTCTGGAGTGGCAACATTTAATGGCGAAAGAATTGGTAAGTATTCATCATACTGAACAATTTGTGCTAATCCTAAAATGTCTGGTGGTTTATCATGAGGTGAAGTAGTAGAACATTCAACACCTGTTTTATGACCACCCTGTGGAAAAAATACTTCTGGAACACTAGTATCAATTACTGAGAAGAATGGAATATTAATAGAGACATCATCGCGATAACCATTCTTGAACCAAGTGCGAACTGTAAATTGTACAGTAAACCAACCATGCTTAGGAATATCATACTTATTTGCACCACTACCATTAGCTTTACTAAAGTCAATAGTAATGTGTCCGGACTTTTCTACAACACCATGAGGATCACCATTAATATCATCATGTGTTCCATCATCCCATATTAAATTTGAGAGAAGCTGACCATAAACTCCAACAGTTCCTTGAATAACTCCATCTACCTGAAACATTTCAATGGTAAATGGAACTGTGATATTACCATTTAGTTCACCATAAATAGGAACTGTTGGTTCAATATGAGTATGAACCAATGATGGAGACTGCATCTGTGGAGTATGAGTAGGATCAGTAATACTATTACCTGGACGTAAGTGGCCCTGACCAGATAATAACTTCCAATCTGCTGGGGTATTATACTGAATAACAGCAGGATCGTGTGGATATTTATGAATTTTAATATTGTTTGGATCCATTAACCTGCTCCAAGTAAACTTAAACGCGATGGATTAGTTGCGCCACCACCAATGGGTGTAAGTGCGCCCCATGATAAAAATGTACTACTAGGTTTCTCATTGTTGTATTCTATGGCTAACCAACTTGTAGATCGATCCGTTGTGGCTAAACGCGCTTCATCGTAATATCCATCCCAGTTGGCGCCACCAGTAGAGGGATTATCACCAAGATGCCATGTATCACTTCTGGTGCCAGCGGCTGGTATGGCGGCAGAGAAATCAAATGTGAAATTTCGATAGAAGTTCGCCGTGATCCCTGCGCCATTTTGGACCCACTGCATCATCTGCCAAGCACCCGTTGTATATGTTAGTGTGCCTGATAATGCACCCTGGGTTCCCCCTAAACTGCCATAGGAGATAACCCCGCCATTGATAAAGATCGACAATTCCCGATTCACGGTGTCAAAGAGGGCACTAAAAGATCCTAGCGAGGTAGGATATACCCATAAGCTGATTGTAAAATTTCCTGCATTAATGAGGGCATCCGTGGCCGTACTAGGAAATGTGACTTTATTTCCACCCGTAGTTCCTATTGCCCCATCCACGACACCTGCAACCGCAGTACCGCCACTATTAGTTCCATTATAAGCATTACTAGTTGAATCATTTACTGTTAGTGATGATCCATTAGGAAAATGTGAAACTAATAAATAATTATTGCTCCAAGTTGATGTTGAGCTACCATCTGTACTTATTCCACTATCACCCAATGCAAAATAACTAACTAAATTAGTTGTATGGCTAATTGTTGGAATCTTAACGTGCATTTCCAAAGCACCAGTTACAGCATTATAAACTCCTGCAACTAGTTCAAAAGTTAATGCTGAAGATAATCCAACATCACTAAAAGGTCTACCATCATAACCATTACTATTCTGCATCTTGCCACCATTAGCAACAGTGGCAAAGTCCGCATCAGTAACCCAAATAGCTAAAGGAAAATCTGTAGAGTCAACTATACCCGCTTGAGTATGATCTGTAGTAAAAGTTTTATAATAACCGAAACTCATTTTACTATAATAGTAGGAACAATTAAAGTTCCAGAATCAACTACAGCCTTCTTAGCATCTAATACTAACTGATCATCACTAAGTAACACACCGTTAGTAACTAATTCATTAACTTGTGCTAATTTAATTTTAGCTTGATTATAGGCCTGCTGATCAAGTTGCTCCTGTGTTGGTGCTGGCGGACTTGGAGGATTTAATAATAAATCTATTTGACTAGCAATATCAATATCTGAAATAGGATTAGCCAACTGATCTAATATTTTATTATACTGCCTTAACCAATCAGCTGCTAATTTAGGAATTGAATTCTGATCAGGAACATTAGGTTCAGTATAACTGACTTCCTGACTGGTATCTGTATTAACAAATACAAAGAACACAGATAGAAATTGCTTACGTTCTAAGTTCTGAGAAATTTTAGTTGACTTTAATTGCCACATAACTACGTCGCATCATCATCAAAATAAGTTAATGACCAATAAACTGTATCACTAGTATTAGTATCTGCTGTAAGTTTTTCACCTGCCACAGTTCCAAATAACCAACTAGGCGCAGGCACAGCTAAGTTAGAACCTTGAACTGTAGAAGTAATAGACTGTAACACTTCAGTCCAGAGTAACGTACCACCTGTACCATTTGATTTTAATAGAATTGTAGTAGCAGAAGTACCAAAAGTCCGGAAGGAATAAGCAATTACTTTGATTCGTTTACTAGTTACTGCTGCAATAATATCTGTGTCTGATGTGAAACTACCTGACAATGACTTAATAGTTTTACCATGAGTAACTAACCAGGGTGCAGTATTAGGAGTATTGCCTGGTTGAACTGTCCATGTTCCACTTTGTGTTGCTGCTACTGTTGCTAGTGGAGTTAATGTGCTAATCTGTGCTGCGGTAAGAACTACTGGAACTGATGCTGCTGCTAATGCTTGGCCTAATGCTGGAGTCTTTGTATCTATACTTGCTAATGATGTATTACCTGTATCCTGCTTAGATGATGTAGCTAGTCCTGCTGTAGAAATAGTAGCTGCTACTCGAAGTGCACCACTTAAATCTGTAGATAATAATACTTGTCTGCCTTCTGTCCAGCTTGGCGCGCTTGCATTAGCTATTGCTGGTAGCACGCCTAAGTTATCTGAAGTAGGCGCGGCTGCGTTATTACTCTTAACTCCACTAACCGTACTTGGTATGCTGCCCGAGAATGAAACAGTACCATCCCATAGAACTGGCTTTAAGCCATCCCAGATATACATCTGAACGGCCTGCGTAAAGCCGTTAGGATAATAAATTTCTAATGGGTTGGATGCGTGTGGCATTAGCTAAGAAGCCATGTGTCCGAGTTTAATCTTTTTGCAATCATCACAAGCCCAGAATCCTTCGGGAGTCCGCTTAGCTTTCCAATCTAGAATAGCAGAACAGAACTGACAAGTAATATGTTGTCTCTTATTAACTTCTTTTACTTCAGGCTTCAGCTTTAATTCTGGCTTCAACTTCTTGAATTGGATTAAAAGACTGACCACCTGAAGCGCTAGGCCCATGATCGACAAGATAACGAGTAATAATATCATTTTGTTTTAATAGCTGTTCGTTAAGTTCTTCATTAGCTGAAACTAACTGTGCAATCTGCACTGATTGATTCTTGCATAAATCTTCAAGAACTTGTGTGTAATTCCTAGCCATTTTGTTTTGCAATCTCAGAAATAATAAATTCGATTAGCTTATCCACTTGAGTTGGATTAGCCTGAAGATAACGAACAAGTGCATCAAGTAACATCTTAACAAGAGGATTCATATTATTCCTTCACATCAATCACATCAAATGACTGCTCATCGCGCATACGTGGCATATAAATTAATAATTTATCAGCTCTAATCATGCCATCATCATGAGGCTCAACTTTATCTAGAACTGTAGCCATGCCCGCACTTAGTTGTACTAGGTCTCTTAGTTTAGCTTCTACAAGTTTATCAGGCGTAATCTGATCTAATGCCATGATTAGTTTCTTACGCGCTTTGCCTACTATTCTTTCTCGGATGATATTGTTAGCTGCTCGCAAGTCTTTGTTTGGTTTGTTATAGGATGCTGTGGATGTTGCATCATTCTTGTATGCGCTGATTGAACTTGGTGAGATTCCGAATGCTTCGCTAAGTTCTTTAGCTGGTGTACCATTAATAGATTGATCAGATATAATTCTACGTAAGGATTCGGGTACAGCATTATTACCTTGTCCTCTACCCCTATCCGGACTTTGAATATGTTCTACTGGAACCAAGCGCGGACGGTTTAGGTTATTAAGTTCTGACTCTAAATCAGAATCAGAAACGATTCCCATTGCCATGTTAGTTCCTCAAAGCCATATATCACCAAACTAAGAAATGGTAACGTTGTTATTACCACCTGACACAGTAGTCGTAATAGTAGCTACGCCAGTAAGCTCATAAACATATGGACTAAGTGGTCCACTAGTAAAGATACTTACTGTATTGTGAAACCAATCATAAAGAATACTAGTTACATTAGTAATCAATACGGCTGTGGATTGAACTGCAGGTCCATCTTTTGCTGTGATAGTTACTGTATTAGCCATATGCTTAACTCACAACGACAGCATGATTAGTAGAAGTAATCGTATCTGTAATAGTGGTAACACCAGTCAGATCAAAAATTTCTGGATTAGGAATGGAACTACGATTAACCACAATAGTCTGATTAGCAACATTAATTTGATATGCGGTAACATCAGTAAATACTGTTGCAGTTAACTGCGCAGCAGGACCAGTCTTAGCCGTAATCGTGAACGTGGTGATTGATGGCATTTTGATTTACTCCTGATTAAACATTGAATACAATTGAGAAACTTCGCGCCGCGCTTTTTCTAATTTCTTATCCGAGTGCGTACTTCTAACTAATCTCTTTCCGCAGTCTTTACATTTATGGTCTATACGATCTGGCAACATATGAGATTGCTTACAGAAGGTACAGCGATAGTTGAGATAACTACTATCAGTAGACATTTCTAATTAATTGCAGATTAGGAAACCGGAGGTTCAGTCGTGGTGCAAGTATACCCCGCTTCTCCCAGTTTGTCCAGTAACTGAACTTACAAAAGATATAATAGACAAGTATTCTATGAATATGGGACCCTATCTGTATATGAAACAAATCGAGATAGCTGATGCTGCAACTTTCATGCCAAATAAGGGACCCATAAAAGAGGGATATAGGGGCCGTCTAACGTACATAGAGTCATAAGTAGTACCTCCGCAAGAATTATGCCATAAGACTTTATATGACATAGTAAGACAGAATACGACAGTATATGATAGGCACGGACCTTGCTAATGCATATATCATGCCAGCCATTATGTCATGTTAAGTCCGCTTAAGTCATATGGCACAGCGCGTGCAAGTGTATAGTTTCAATACATGACAATGTGATAATTGTGTGAAATGATTATGATAATTATATGATAAGAATAAGACACGATTATCGACCGCAAAACCGAATTTCAAACTTGGCATAACTATTGCTATAGCATAATTCGTGCCATGCATTGTATACTTAATATACAAATATAAATTATTTCGGTGAAATTATTTTTTATGAACTATTTATGGTTAGGTCGAGTACCAAAAAGTCATATAAAATACCATTATGTCATACTATGATATCTATAGTCACACAATGAACTCTTAGTACACGCTGGATACCAAAACCGTAATCAGAAATTTTCGAGTTACACTTTTCGTGTATCTGTCTGTAACTGTTGATTCTAAAGGCTTTAACCTGTCATATACTGTCATATACTGACATGACAATTTCAATATTGTAATCTGTTACATTGTGTTTACTTGCCATATTGCATAGTTCGTGCCACATAAAATACTGATTCTAAAGGCTTTAGCAGCTTGTGAAATAAAGCACAATGTTGCTAACTGGCATACCCGATGCAATAGTATAGGTTGTCCGGCGCATGGCGCGCAGGGCCAACGAAAGGAAAATCGCTATAGGCCACATCTGGAAGTATATTCACTGGTTTACTGTTACCAGATTCGTCCGTCTAGTGAGCATTGATTTGCCGGAATCATGTTTGAATTCCGTCTAGACGAAAAAACACTGACCGCAACCCGGCGGCAGCATAAAAATACCGGGGAGTAGTATTCGCTTCCTGAATGATGGATTACCGGCTTAGGCGCGGGATTTCATCAGGAAAATCATACGCTCTATTCTGGGCATCATTTCTGTATGATGTTTGCGAATAGTTGGACTAATCGCCGTTTTTACGGATTGAACCAACATTCAACAAAATGTCTAGAAACTAGCCACTATTTAGTGCCGTCTAGGATGATGCTCAGAGTAGAGTGTATGATTACAATATAATCAGTGAATGCTGACTATGATTAGGTGCATAGCATTGTCTTAACCTTTTGAGGTAAACAATGCACGAATTCCTAAATCATAAACAGAGAGAACAGACTGATTATCTGATAGAGACTCTCAAAGATAAGCAAAAACAAGAGGAGATTTTTCTTCAGATGTTAAATCAGTTAGAGTATGATGGTTCATGCAGATATGTTTACCATCGTCTAGCCTTTGTTCTCTTTGGCAAAAACTTTGAGGAGTTAGAATAATGCAACTAATCAGCCGTAAATGTGGAATCTGTGCTAACTGGTATAGACCGTCTGCACACCATGAACATTGTCCAGTGTGCGGTAGTCACCCTATAACGTTTGGTAATAGGACGATGTATTTTAATCCTGTTACCATGCGTAAGGTTGTGAGTGTTAGTCCTAAGACAATTCCGAGTGTATTCTTTCACTCTGATAGTCATTCTCAGCAACTTACGCTGAGACAAAAGAAAGTTTAGTATGGAAAAACGATTCTATATTAAGTTTTCTGGGGCAGCTTGGGATATACGTGCAGAATCACCTGAGCAAGCATGGAAAGATATACGAGATTATCTTTACTGCTACTGCACAAGTGATATACAAGAAATTAACGTCGATTGCGATGAACTAGGTTATAAAGTTTTACCCCAGTCTCAAAAACTGGACACTTGACAAATTCAATCGACCATGCTATGCTTCTAATCATGGTTAGCATTCTGCTACCTGACCGGACCGTCCGACCGGGAAACGCAATCGGACACAAGCGTAACATGGTGATTTGTGGAAAAGATTGAAGCGACTACTGGAAACGCGAAGGTTACGGATTATCGTCGTAAGCTTGCTAATGGTTCTGATAATTCGAACTATGGCAAGGAAGTTAATGTTCCATACGATATTCCTGCTTTCGATGTTGTCTCCGACAAGGCTGAAGTAGAGAGTAATTTCTCGTGGGCACAACTTATTAGCATGGCTCAGTCACGGCAGAAGGCTACAGCTAATTCGGCTGCACGTCAGAAGGCAGTTGCTGAGTATGCACCTTCTGGTGATGATTTGGCGCGTGAGAACTTCATTAAGTCCGCTATGCAGATGAATGCAAAGTTGACCCGTGAACAGGCGGAAGCATTCGCTGATTCTATGCTTACTTCGTAGTCCTTACACAAAGCATAGCAATACTAGTTTCTAGGTATCTAGTCAAAAACCTAGATTTCTATCATAGACTCATACATAACTTAATAGGCAAAGGAAAAGCCACTAATCATATGTATTAATGGCTTTTCTCTTGTTTGTTATGGCTTCACCACTGATACATTTACCCTAAAGTGGACATAGACTACCCCCTCCCTCTCCCTAATCGACATAGGGCACATAAGTGTCCTCAGCAGGTGACAGCGGCGCGAGGCGGTTTTTATATATAGGTTCTCTTTTTTTTTATATTTTTTTCTTACTATATATACAAACCCCATTTGCTACTATGTCCTCTTTTCTGGACAGTTGACAACCCGCCTTTTGTGTGCTATCCTTGGTCTGGAGAGGGGGAGTGTAGGGGAGTCGAGTAACTCTTACACACTTACAAATTGCCGCGTAAACTGACAACACATTTACCTCATAATCAGACAATTTGTTTTGCTGATAAATCCTTCTGGTTAATGTTAAGGGTTTATTCAGAAACAAATGGTTTATCAATCAGTGAATTAGTTGAGCTATCTGTTAAAGAGTTCCTAATTTCTGATAATTCTAAACAAGTTATCGCACGTTACAAGTTAATGCGAGACTTGGAGAAATTATGAAAAAGAAACACGTTCATAAGTATCATAAAGCACATATTTATAGTGTAGATACTTATTCCTGCGCGCTTCCAGATTGTACGCACTATTTACCCAATGGTATGCAATCTTTAATCATTGGTCGGTCGTCAATCTGTTGGGAGTGTAGCCAGCAATTTATTCTTAATCCAGAATCTATTAAGCTGGATAAACCTACTTGTGACTCATGTCGTTTAGGTATCACCGATGAAGATGATTTTCTAGCACTACTTAAAAAGGCTAAATAGCCTATTTTGGAGTAACCAATGAACAAAGCTAAGATTCTGGTATTTGAAATTCAAGATAAAGATGGAAACATGTTAGAAAGTAAGACAATAACTTTTCCATCCTATCTTGACGCTACACAGTTAGACCGTGAAATAGCTTTAATGCTGATTCGGTTATCTTCTGTTAGGAACTAAACAAATGAACCAAGATAAAGTTAAATACTTCTGGTGCTGGACATGTCACACCTTAAGACGTTGTAGAATGGAAACAGAAGAAAAAGGTCGTTGTGAAATTTGTAACACAATAGTCCTAAAAGGATAATATAAGTTTTAAATGGAACATTCATTTCTACCTAGTCAAATTACACCTAAAGAGTGTAAAATATGTAAGCTAACACTCTTTCATCATATGTTTACCGCAGAATGCGAAGTATGTGGTAAACGTGATGAGAAGCCTGATAATAAGGGTAATCATATGGAACTACATATGACTATCTTTATGTGCCGCGCTTGTCGTGCTAAAGAGAAAGAATTACAAGATGATTCTGCTAGTAAAGCAGAGCAACGCGTAGAAGAACATAATCAGAGAATTGAGTCTTATACAGGTTTCTTTAATGCTCGTATTACTCCAATAGTTCAAGTTAAAGAGCTATACGAGCTAAATGGTAAGTCGTTGTCCGACTATCATGAATCTATTAAAGCGCAGATAGAACAATTCTCTCGCGTTTTGTTTGAACAAGTAATTACTACTACAGAGGACCAAACTAGTAAGTTACTAATAGAATTCCGTGCAGAGATACGAACTAAGCTAAAAGAAGGCGATATATCCTATCAGCCGCCCATTAAAGCGCCGAAAGTATCTACTAAATCAGTAGGCGGTGGCAAGAAACAATCTGCTTTAGAAAAGATGGCAGAATTAGTAGTTATGAATGCTGCTAAGTCTGGTAAGATAATGACACTAGCAGAGGCGACGCGGAAATTGCAGAGAGAAATGGGTCTTACATAGTTTATGCCTATTATACTTAAGGAGAATCACGAAGTGACTCCAACACAAGATTTCTTTACTGGTATGTTTTGTATTTGTGTAATACTTGTTATCGTACTTTACTTACTGTGATTTATGAATTTTAGAACTATTGAAATGTTAGAAATGGCTAAAAGTAATAGTGAACAAGTAGCTCGTGAAATTTATTATGCAATGAGTTTTTTGGATTATACTCATCCTGCACGAGCTAATTTAAAAGTTGCATTATCTTATCTTGGTGCAGAAACACCTGATATAGTTGGATTAAGTAATTCAGTTCTTAAAGTTAAGTAAATGACTACACAAGCTAAGATTCAACAGTTAAAATTATCCTATCAAGAAGCATTACGAGATTTTAAGATGGGTTATTTACCCTATGGTAAGCTACTCGTTATGACAGAACTATATATTACTGAATTAGAAAGATTAAACGCTGAATACGCGCATATCCTCGGTAGAACACTCGGATAGTTTTTATGAATAGACAAGCAGCCAGCGAATTGTTACGCAAAACGCTGGACGAAAACAACTTAAAAGATTGGCATATACGAATATCAACCGATACTGCTAATCCAAGTATCGGACTTTGCAGCTATAAGGATAGTTGCATAATTCTGAATGCGCACTTCATCGATCAATTACCTGAAATAGAAGTAGTTAATCGTATCATACCTCATGAAGTTGCGCACGCACTTACACCGGGACATCAACATGATACAATATGGGAAGCTAAAGCTAAAGAACTAGGCTGCGATGACACGTCACCATGTGCTATCTATTCTCTATCCGAGATTGCATTAGACGCTATTCGCTCTGGTGCGGAATTAGTAGTAAGTTTTACTGAAGAAAAGGTAATGAAACCTATTACCACTTACGAAGAGGTAACTGTTCGTAAGCCTAAGTATGAAGTCCGGAAACTTGAGGACCGTTGTAATGCTACGCTTAAGTCAGGCGCGAAGTGCCATAAAGTTCTTAAGGAAATGACTAGTTCAGAGTTTATCAGTAAAGATAAACGCTGGAAGCGCATTACTTATGAATGTGGTCACTCGCTTCTGAAGCTCGCGGATAGTCAAACACTATTTGAGAACTTCATTACATTCGAGCATCGTGATAACGGTTGTAAGCACACATTTGATAAGAATCGTTGTAGTGAATGTGGCGCATTTCGGCCTTTCCCATTCCAGATAGAAGGAATGCGTAGGCTAGAGAGAAACGATGGTAAACTAGGCTTATTTGATGAAATGGGTCTAGGTAAGACTATTCAAACATTAGGATGGATTAACTTTCACGCGGAAGCATTACCAGTATTATATGTTGTAAAGTCCGGTATTAAGTATCAGTGGTTATCAGCTATTACAACATGGTTAGGTCCGAAGTATTTTGCTCAAGTATTACAATCTTCTAAAGAGACATTTCTACCCGGACTTAAGTCTTATATTGTATCTTACGACCTATTAAGAAGGCTAGACCAAAGTAAGTTCGAGAGACTAATAGATAAGATTGGTATTAAGACTTTAGTTCTCGATGAATGTCAACATATTAAGAATCCTGATTCAAGTCGCACTCAAATGGTACGAATGCTAGCTAAGAAGATACCTAATATAATTCCGCTTTCTGGTACTCCGTGGAAGAATCGTGGTTCTGAGTTTTTCGTTGTATTGAATATGTTAGACCCTAGAAAGTTTTGGTCATTCAAAGCATTTAAAGACCAGTGGGTAGAAACATATTGGGATGGTTCATACGAGAAAGAAGGCGGAATTCGTAATCCTGAGAAGTTTAAAGAGTATATTAAGGATATTGCTATAAGGCGCGAGCGCATAGAAGTAATGCCTGAACTTCCAACGATTAGTCGAAACAAGTTAATAGTTGAGGTCCCCGAAACTGTGCGCGCTTCATATGACGCAGCTAAACAAAAGCTGATAGATGATTATAATGATGCAGTAATCGGTGGAGAAGAGAATACATTCGGAACACAAAGCAAGGTAATGCAGAATCTGATGCTTATGAGACAAATCATAGGCATGGCTAAGATTCCAGGCACAGTTGAATATCTACAAGATTGGTTAACAGAAAGTCATACGTCAGTAATATGTTTCGTGCATCATAAGGCTTGTGGAGAGCAGATATTCAAGCAGATGAGCGAATGGTGTATAGAGAATAAATACTCTCAACCACTAAAACTAACTGCGGACTTGTCATCAGAAGATAGATATAAAATACAAGAAGAATTTAATAACTCATCTAATCCACGCGTCCTTGTAGCGAGCACGCTTGCGAGCGGTGAAGGATTAAATCTACAGAAACAATGCTGGAAAGTAGTATTTCATGAAAGACAGTGGAATCCAGCTAATGAAGAACAAGCTGAAGGCCGCGTTCTCCGCATAGGTCAGATTTCAAATAGTATTGAAGCTACATATATACATGGTGATGATACTATTGATACTCAATTGGATGCTATCGTAGAGCGTAAGAGACGACAATTCCACGCGGCGATGAATAAAGGCGAAATGCCTATTTGGAATGAATCTGGTATAATGAAGGAACTGATTAATAGCATAGTTAGTTCAGGAAAGAAGAAATGACTAGCAACTGGAAAGATGCAACTCAGATGGTATGTCCACATTGTACTAATGATGATAGACGTATGATGGAGTCTATTGGTATCCATCCTGTTACTAAATTATTAACAGTATTGTGCAATAGTTGTAGTAAGTTATTCTTTATTAGTGAAGCAGGTCGACATATATCAGAGAACAAACATGAGTGAACAATCAGCCAGCCCTGAGATTAATCAGGGACCAGAGATTATCATTCCTAAAACGAATGTAATCATGGATTCTCAGATACTAACTGGGCTAATGAATTGTGCTAGGTACTCGGACTTTAGATTTAATTTAGATTTAGTAGCGAAGCGCGGGAAGTCTAATTCTCTTGAATGCGGAAGTCTAGTCCACATTATACTAGAGCACTATCATAAAGCTATAATGAATGGTAAGCCGAGGAACGAGGCATTAGATATAGCATTTGAAGCTGGTAATGATTATATTAGACTAGGTGACGATGGCCTCGGACTTCAGGATACACCAGTTGAAAATGAACAATATAAAACTGGTTCAGCTACAGTATTACAGATAATGAGGGATTACTTCGCATACTATACTAATGATACTTGGACTCCACTTGGAGTTGAGGAAGTACGTGGTAAAGTTATATATGAGGATGATGAGCTGCGCGTACTTTGGAAAGCTAAATTTGACTTGATAGTAGATACTCCAATCGGTATAATTCCGATGGACCATAAGACTATGAAGGTCCGCAGAGATACCATGAGTATGAATAATCAATTCATGGGTCAATGTGTATTGCTTGGCGCACGTCAAATTTGTATTGATAAAATTGGTTTCCAGAAAACACTGAAAGATAATGAGCGGTTTATTAGGCCATTAATTCCTTATAGTGCTGGAAGATTGAATGAATGGGTAAATGATATTGTACCATTCTATGCTAGGATGCTAAGTGCATATACAGAAGCAGGATACTTTCCACCTAATTTTACGCACTGTGAGAGTAAGTATGGTATCTGTCAGTATAAAGACATTTGTGAGAGTGATAAGGTATTAAGAGAAGAAATTATCAAGATGAATTTCATCTCCACTCCCAAATGGGACATAAGTAATGAAGCTATTGGTGACGAATAATGGATGAAACAGAACCAAAATGTGAACATGGCACAGCTTTAGATGTACATTGTTGTAATTGTCACTCTGGATTTATTTTTGATAGACACCATGAATGTCCACCAATTGAACGAAAACACAAATGGATATTTTATATGAATGGTTCATTTTGTGAAATTTGTGGAGCATCAATTGGAAGTGGACAACCCTGTAAATGAGGCCACGAAGTGGAAACTACTATTACCCGTAAGGGTCAGGTTACACAGACTACACGTAAAGAGCAGCAGAATTATGCAGTAATGAATTTTGCTGGTGGTTATCTTAAGATTAAGTATAATGAAAAAGATGTACCTGATGGTTTGATGTTAGAAGATAAAGTAGAGATTTCAATTAGAATCATTGAGGATAACAATGAATGAAATAGATTTAATTAGAGCTAATGTTGAAAGAATTAAAACTTGGGTAGTAAGAGAAGAATTGATTAAAGAGTTTTCAGAGATTATTAATAAACATTCATTAGAAAATGATTCTAATACTCCAGATTTCATTATTGCACGCTATTTAGTAGATTGTTTGATTAGTTTTCATTTAGTTCAATGTGAGCGCATTTACTGGTATAATCCTGAAGGTAAAGGTACACCTAATGATTCTATTAATTGATTTAATTAATTGGTTCATTCGTAAGTATCAGACGATGAAGTGGTTAAGCCAATCGGACTTTGTAGTAGTTCATAAAGAGTACTTTAGAGACTAAAACATGCCCACAATGGAAACGGTTAAGAATGATACTCATTTCTCCCTATTCACAGGGGACCCCGGTACACGTAAGTCTACAGCAGCATTAAGTTATCCTAAGCCTATTTATTTCTTCTCATTCGATCAGAAGATGAATAGTCTTATGCTACCTATGCGTAATTGGGGTATTGATCCTAAAGATGTTGCATTCGATGATTATCCGGATTGGTCCGCTGCTCAACAGAAACTAGAACAGTTTCAGATTAAGTGTCCTTATCGCACCTTAGTTATTGATAGTATTACTACACTAGCAGATAATATGCTGCGACAAGTAAGACAATTAAGAAAAGGTCAGACTCGTAAGAGTGGTGCGGCCGCAGGTAAAGTTATAGGTGGTATTGAAGTAGGTGAGATAGAAGATTATAATGCTGAGTCCGCGGGCTTGACTGAGATGATAGCATTATGCAAGGATATTCACAAGTTTCACAAGATAGATATTATTCTTATCGCGCATCTAATTCGAGTTGAAAATAAGAGTTTAGACAACAGAATCTCGATCAGTAGAAGTATCGTAACCGCAGGTAAGAAACCAGCAGCTAAGATTCCTGCGCATTGTGACGAAGCATATTTCTTTTCAGTTGAACAAGGTGTTATGGTTGGTGGAGGTGGTAAATACCAAATCATGACATCACACACAGGAGAAGATTACGCGCGCACTACCCTTACCTTGCCACAAGTAATAGATATTGGTAGTGACCCACTATATGACAAATACATAAAACCAGCCATCCAATCACAAGTACTACAACCAACCGTAAAACTGTAAACAAACAGAGGTTTTCACATGCCTGCTATTAGTTTTGATGCAAACGATATCAACCGCGGAAAGATCGTTGAACCGGGTAATTATGTTCTGGAGATTGGTGATCTTACGGAAGCAACATCTAAGAATGGTGATAGCACCAATTGGGTGTTTGAGAACTCCAAGATTATCCAAAACGCGGATAATGGCTCAGTGGACTTCGCTGGTGTACCAATGGCTATTAGGTTCAACAGCAAAGCCAAGGGTTTTATGATTGGTTTTCTTGCTGCATTATCAGGCGAAGATGTGCAGCCAGGCGCTCGTTATGAACTCAAACAGGCAGAGGGAAAGAAGATTATTGCCAAGATTGTTAATGAAGCGTATGAGGGTCGCATCATTAACAAGATTGATCATGTGTATCGGCACTTCGCAGGTTAGTTCTTCATCAGCTAAATAGGAGGATAGAATGGACAACTTTCTATTAGATGATGACGTAGAAGAAGAACTAGATGACACAGATTTGCCTGATGATGACGATGATCTAGATGATGATACCGATGCTAATGACCCAGATTCTGATGATGATTCGGATGATGATGACGCCCCTGCATCAGACGATGAACCAGAAGAACCAGCTAATTAGTATCGTGTGTTAAGTATGTTTTATCTAATCCATAGTCTGTGGATAGATAATGGGAAACATAGCTCACCTTGAATAAGTGAGTCACGATAGTATCATGTACTAGTCTGATAGTCAGAGTCGGGCAATAGGCTCCCGCGCTCAAGTCTAAAATTAAAAATAAAGACAACGAGCGCGGGAGCCACCTTATCTTGTTAAAATTTATGATTATTCAAGGCGATGATAAATGTGAAATTGGTAAAATTTATCAATTAGCAATATATGATGCAATTAATAAAGTAACGCACCGACACGTTCCTACTATGATTCTTAAGGAAGTAACATTTAAAGAATATAATGAATATTGTATTCAAGAAGGTGTTGGTCAAAAAGTTATTAAGGAATTATGTGGTCCTTATTATTACGAAGTTAGCATTGATTAAATGACACTACGCGAGCATTACCAGAAAGCAAAGACATGGCAGCGTAAGTGTATTGTAATATCGTACTATCATAATGCAATGGTACTCAAGAGTAAGAGTAAGTGGAAGGTTAGAAATACAGCTCATTACTTTGGTATAAGCATGGGTAAAGTCTCGGAAGACCTCAACTTATTTAGAAACATAGACAAGCTAAAAGATCATTATAAACGGCAGAGTGCGCTCGCGGAATTAAGGACTAAATTATGATTACAAAAATGGAACCTATTTGGGAAATTAAAGAAGCATTAGAGTTTATTAGAACTAATCAAAATAGATTCAATGAATTAAATTTTCATCTTGGTATAGCAGGTTCAGTTTTAAATAATGAACAATCATTTAATGATTTGGACATTATTGTTATGCCAATGTATAATGATAAATATGCAGACGAAATTAGATTAACTAGTTTTTTAATAACAGAATTTAAAGCTTCATTACTAACTGATGATGAATATATAACAGAAGGTAGAATTATGTTTCGGACTTTAGAACCCAAGAAAATTGATTGGTTTGTGTTTAGGTAATCATGTTAAATGATACCTATGTACCGGGTGTAGGATATGCACATGCCAGAATCGCACTCGTTGGCGAAGCACCATCATACAATGAAATTGGAGCTAAACTACCCTTCGTTGGACCTAGTGGTAAATTCCTTAATGAATTACTTCACTCCGCAGGAATTAATCGCAATGAATGTTGGGTTACGAATGTCTGTAAATACTTCGTTACACCAAATGCCAAATCAGGAAGAAAGATTCCTTTTCATATTAGAGCTGAGCGCGATGGAATTGACATTAAAGAACAGATTGAGGATCTTCGGAGAGAACTATTACAAGTCAAACCAAATCTCATAATAGCTTTAGGAAATACAGCTCTCTGGGCACTTACTGGTAAGAATGGAATAGAACATTGGCGTGGTAGTAAATTACTCGGATTTGGTATTAAAACTATACCAACATATCATCCTGCCCATATATTACATCAAGAAGGTGAGTCTACAGGATACTGGCAGAAACAAGTATTAGCATTTGATTTGCGGAGGGCTTATGAAGAGCAACATACAAAAGACCTCAATTTACCTTCACGACTATTACGAGTTGCAAAATCGAGTGCGGAAGTCTACGAGTATTTTGAGCGTAATAAAGGTCTTAATTCCCCGGCCGTTGACATTGAGGCAAATCCCAATGGCAATGGTATTCCAGTTTGCATTGGTTTTTCTTTTAAACCGTCAGAAGGATTTACAATTCCTCTTTGGAATACTAATGGGATTTCTGATATACCAACTGGTGACTTGGCTACTATTTGGATACGAACAGCACAAGCACTAGCAGAAAATGAAATAGTCGGCCAAAATTTCGGATATGATCGTGATAAGATTAAGCGATTAGGATTTATCATCGGTGGACTTCATTCAGATACAATGCTTAAGGCTTTTGTAATAAATCCTGAGTTACCTAAAAATTTAGCCTTTAATACAAGCATATACACTCAAGAACCATATTACAAAGACGAAGGAATGTATCAAGGTTCTGTAGAAGATTTATTTATAGGCTGTGCGCGCGATGCGTGTGTAACAAAAGAAATAGACTTAGCACAAGATGCTGATATTGATGAACTTGGTCTCCGCAGTTTCTACGAGAACTTTATTCTTCAATTACATGACCTATATATACATATTGAGTCCGTCGGGCTACTTGTTGATCATAACCGACGTAATGAACTAATTCGTAAGTACGTAGAACTAGATGAAGAACTAAGATATAAGATGTTTAAGATAACTGGAACTCACGTGAATGTGAATTCATGGCAACAAGTTCATAAGCAGTTATTTGAAGTCTGGAACTTACCTAAGAAGAAAACTAATGAAGAAGATCTTGTACAACTTCTTAACAGTAAGTGGATTAAAAAACCGGAACAGGCTGAATTTATTAATTTACTCCTTGAGGACCGCAGGGCTAAGAAAACTTTATCAGGCCATCTTACTAGCCCTACGGACTTTGATGGCCGTATGCGCACTTCATATTATATTTGTCTTGAAACAGGGCGTACATCCACACAGCAACAAGAACCACCAATTCGTCCTCAAGTTCTTGCATATGACGAGGACGGAAAAAAGAAAAAGCGTAGTCTAGGCACCGCATTTCAAACCATGACTAAACATGGTGATATTGGTGCTGATGTGCGAGAGCAATATGTGGCAGATGATGGATATGTATTCTTACAGGCTGATAGTTCTCAAGCAGAAGCGCGTGTTATTTTTCTTTTGGCCGAAGATTACGAGGCTTTGGAGTTAATAGATACACATGATTATCATGCTCTTACTGCTAGTTGGTTTTTTGGTGGGACTGAATCTGATTATAGTAAGAAAATTCTCGGATATGAGTCACCTATACGCTTTGCTGGTAAAACTCTTCGCCATGCAGGGCATCTTGGGGCCAAAGGACGCAGAGCGAGTATTGAGTGCAATACGCAAGCTAGAAAGTATAAGATCGATATTAAAATAAATGAGAAACAAGCAGACAATGCACTAAATATATTTCATAAGAAACAGCCTAAGATTAAGGGTGTATTTCAACAAGGTATAATAGACTGCTTAAATCGTGATCGTAAACTAGTAGCTCCGGTGCCTTATGGAATTGATGCAAATAAAGGGGGAGAAAGAACATTCTTTGAAAGACAAGGTGATGAATTATATCGTCAGGGTTTTTCTTATATTCCACAACGCACTGTTAGCGAAAACACGAAATCTGCTGGTTTACGTATACTCAAGCGAATTAATTGGATTAAAATTTGTGGTGAAAGCCACGATGCTTTGCTTTTTTTATCCCCTATTGAGGCTAAGTTGGAAGCTGCTGCTATTATTAAAGAAGAATTCGAACGTCCGATTAGTTTTGAGAGATGCTCTTTGGAGCGAGGAAATCTAGTAATTCCGTGTGAAATAGAGGAAGGTATGAATTATTATTCAATGAAGAAATTTGGTAAGTTATGATTGATATAACAGTTTATGATAATCGGGTAGAAATTGAAAATAAGATATTTAAAATTCCTACAGGTCAGGATGAATCAATTAGATTAATTACTGAAATTTTAAATAAAGCTAAGTATTCTGGCGAGAATATGATACTAAGAAAGCGCGTGCGGACTTTAGAAGAAAACTTTAAGGAGTATACTGAAGATATAGATAAGTGGTATAAATAAATGAAACTAACATTAGAAGAAGCCACCGCGCTTCGAGATTTTCTTGAGCAGATGTGTGTATCTTACTATGAAGTAGCTCTGCGCGATTCACTCAAGATTACTATTAAATACTTAAATGAACTAATTGAGGAGATGACTATTTATGTAGAAGAAGAAATCATAGATGAGGATGAGTCAGTAGCACTAGCTGATGAGCAAGACCTAGAACTCAATACAGAATCAGACTAATGAGTTGGTTAACAGAGATAGTAGACCAGCATAAAGAGTTCGAATCTCCCATAAGTTTTGTTTACTGGAGTGCTCTAACAGCTATTAGCGCGGTGATGAAGGATCAAGTATGGTTAGATAAGCATATTTACAAGGTATATCCTAATATTTATGTCATGTTGCATGCAGACTCAGGTGTAAAGAAAAGTCCGCCCTTAAACATGGCATTAAAGATGGTTACACTAGTAAATAATACTAATATTATAGCAGGTCGTAGTTCTATTCAGGCAATACTCAAAGACATGAGTATCAGCGAAACTAGGCCCGGAGGCCGAATAGTTGATAAATCATGCACATTTATATGTTCAGCAGAGCTGACTAGTTCATTAGTTGAAGATAAAGCAGCCACGACCATACTTACGGACTTGTACGATAGACAGAATCGCATTGGTCAGTGGCGCAGCCTATTAAAGATGGAAACATTTGAGATTAAGAATCCTACGCTAACTATGCTAACTGCAACGAATGATGCGCATACTAATGACTTTTTTACTGGTAAAGATATTAACGGTGGTTTTATTGGTCGGACTTTTATTATACATGAGTCTCAGAGCCAAGTTATAAATAGTCTGATGTTCGCTCCTAGTATAATCCCAGACTTACCGAAGGCCGCAGAGTATCTTAAGGAACTAGCAAAACTAAAAGGCGCATTTTACATAGATGATGAAGTCCGACATTACTTTGATAAATGGTATAAAGAGTTTAGAGAAGGTATTAAAGAGTCAGATGATCGTACTGGAACTTTGACAAGATTTGATGATTCAGTTCTTAAAGTAGCTATGCTTATTAGTCTGGGCACTAAACCTGAATTAGTAATAACTAAATGTGCAATTGAGGAGGCTATTGCCTATTGTGAAAAGCTTGTAGGCAATGTAAGAAAAGCAACATTGAATAAAGGATCTGGTACTAGAACCAATGAAATGGCTCTGCTAATTCAAGAATTGGTTACTAGAGAACCACACATGATTAGTAGACAGCAATTAAATAGGAAATACTGGGCTAATGCTACATCAATGGAGTGGGATGAAGTTGTTCAGTCATTAGAGGCTGCGGGTGCTCTGCGGGTAGAGATACACGGTAATATGCCCTTCTATGTAATGTCTGAGGGTGAAGTAGGTAAATGGGCTAACTATTTTAAAGGGAAGAATAAATGATATGCCTATACCATTTCATAAATATGATTACTTAAAAATTAAAGATTTAGAGAGATGTCCTTATCCACCATTTAGAAATCATCCTGAGTTTACTAAATGGAATGATAATGATGATAGAAGAATGTTATTAATAGCCTTGGATAGATATGCTGATAAATTAAAGGGGAAGAATAAATGACCTATGATGAGTACAAGATCGCGGTGCTCAGAACATGGCACCCTGATCTTTCTCCTAATGACTCAATTAAAAATGCAGTATTTGGACTAGTTGGTGAGATAGGTGAAGTAATAGAAATTCTTAAGAAAGATGAGTTTCATGGTGTTCCGAAGTCCGAGGAGAAATTGAGAAAAGAGCTAGGAGATGTACATTACTATCTGACCGCACTTGAGATATTTCTAAATATCAATGGTGAACACGCGATGTTTGAGAATGTGCAAAAGTTAGAGGCACGGTATCCAGGTGGATTTACTAGTGGTGGTGGAATTCGTTAATCAATAAGGGACAGTGCTGGAATTGGCATACAGAGCGGACTTAAAATCCGTTGCCCGTAAGGGATTAAGGGTTCAACTCCCTTCTGTCCCACTTATACTAAAATGAACATGATACTTTATCTCCTTGTGATATTATATACCGGCAGCATTACTAGCCATATAATGAATACTATACTGGTATATAAGCGAATGCAAGATTTCACCAAATTTATGGCTAATGAGGAGATTCAGATAAAGAAGCGCCGTGAGGCTTTAGAAGAAGAAATAGACAGGTTTAATAATCATGTAGCATCATTAAACATGAATGAGTTTATGATGGGTGATACTAGTGATGGTGGGAAGGTGAATTAGTTATGCCTAATCATGCAGATAGAGTAGCTAAGAATTATGAGGGATTATGTAGTAAGTGTTTAAAAAGACCTAACAGAGAATGGGAACCTGATTTTACTTGGCCTCACTTATGTGAAATATGTAGTTGGGCTAGACATTATACAGAAAATAAGGTAGGACCACCTAAAGATATTGAACAAGAAGTATTTAAAGAATTAGGATTATTATGACTGATAAAATAAACCCTGACGACACCCCGCTGTGTCAGTGTGGGCATCCTGAATCACAGCACGAAACGGTCGAATATCGTGGCAGCAAGGACCGCGCCTGCAACCTACACAAAACAAAGGAATGCTGGTGTATGCGTTTCACGCCCGTCGCCCCTGACGACACCCCCGCACGCCTCCTTGAACGCGCAGACGAATGGTTATCTGCGAAGGCTGATCCAGCGAGTTGGCATGGCCTACCATCAAGTCCGATGAATCTTGTGCGTGAGTTACGCGCCGAAGTCTCCCGTCTCCAGCAATTAAAAGCTGATTATGAGGCAGTTTTTAATCTTAAAAATGCACGAATTAGAGAATTAGAAAAGAAACTAGAACAAATAGCAAAAGAAAGAACTGAAGTGGATTATCAATAACTAATTAGGAGTCCGCGCTCCATATACTTGCTGACCCATACCTAGCGCGCCTAATGCACCAATACCTAATTTAGTACCAGTACCAATAGTTTGATCCTGATACAGGTCATATACATCCTGCATAAACATAGGTGCAAATAATTGAGCAGCTTCATGACTAATATTAAATGGTCGCTTCTTAGACTGTACTAGAATATCATTAGCAACACCTAATACTGGATTCAGTTTGTTAGTTGCAAAATTGAATAATATATCTTGTCTACTCATACCACCAAAGGGAGGATTAGACAGTTCATATTGACCTTTAGCAGAATTATTAGTAGTAGACTTAAATCTACCTGTAGGTGCTCCTTCAATAGCTGGTAGTAAACGATTAAGTAGTACAAAGTATTGCTGCTGACCGCCATATGGATCTAGTCTAACATTACCAATTTTAATCTTTCTAAAGTCCGCACTTGCAGGATCATTCTCAATTTCTGCACCACCCATCTTAGCTAATTCACCCATCATGGTACCAGTACCAGCCAGCGTAATCAAAGCCTTTAATTTCTCAAGTCTAATAGATTTAGGCTGATTAATATAATATGCTGGATTCATCATCTGAAGGCGCGCTTCCATTAATTTAGGCGCGAACAGTGTGTTATTCAATACTGTTGCCGCAGTTTCGGACTTAAATAAACTACCTCTGCCTGTGCTCGTGTTTACAAAGTCCGCCAGAGCCTTAGCTACATGCAGATTACTCTCAGGATCTTCTCCTAATGCTTTGCTAGTATTCATTAGGGATTCAAAGGTGTCCGCGCGCAGCTTATTAAGAAATGTAGTATATGCTCTTTCTGACATACGAATTGGATTATATTTACCCTGACTTAACCATTTAGCAGCATAAGCTTCTTCAGTATTACTTAAATGATCTGCGATGAATACTCCAGCCTTATTAGCAAATGATGGACCTTCTTCACCAGTAGCAGTTACAGTTGGTTTGAAGTAAGGTGACATATGAATACTGTCATTTATAGCCTTATAAGCATCTTCAGAACCAAATGCTTTAACCATATCATCTAGGCTAGTCCACCATTCTTTTCTATAAGCTAATGGTAAACCTTGTCTTAATGGCGCACTCAAATCTACTGAAGCGCGGATTTCACGGGTAGCATTTACTAAATCTTGATACTTATTAGTTTCTTTTAATATCTTACTACCTGTTCCTTCACCACCACCAGTAGGATCACCAGAATCAGGTAATGTATCTAATATTTTAGGTGGTTCTCCACCAGCATTACCAAACTCACTAGCTAGTTTCTTACCA